GTGATGGTCAACGGCCACGACGGCGTGTGGAGCTGGGACGGCAGCCCGGTGCCCACCGTCGAGCCCGGCCCGGTCGCCGTCACCAACCTGTCCGATGGCAACCCGGCGGTCTGCACCGTCGCCCCCGCCGACATCGGCAAGTTTCAAAACGGCATGACCGTGCTGATTGCCGGCGGCGTCGGTGCCGGCATGACCGCCGCCAACGGCCCCCAGGTGATCAGCAGCGTCGGCTCGCCGGTCAACACCTTCACCCTGGTCGGCGTCGACACCTCGGCCGCCGGCGGCCCGCAGACATCAGGCGTCACCGCCGACCCGCCGCCGCTCGCCGGCTTCGTCAAGGAGATCATCACGGTGCCAACGGTCGCGCCGTGGATCAATCCCAACACCTTCAACATCGTGCTCGCCCACATGAACCGGCTGTGGTTCGCCGACACCAGCAACCTCGCCGTCTACTACCTGCCGCTGCAGGCCAAGAGCACGCTCGACCCGACCGGGAATGATCGCCTGAAGATACTGCCGCTCAACGCGCTGTTCCGGCGCGGCGGCTCGATCAGGGCGATGTACTCGTGGACCGTCGAGGGCGGCGTCGGCACCAATGACCAGCTCTGCATCTTCAGCACGAACGGCGAGTGCGTGATGTATTCGGGGACCGACCCCGACACCGACTTCGAGCTGGTCGGCATCTTCCGCTTCGACGCGCCGATGTCGAAGAGCAGCATCGTCAATTTCGGCGGCGACCTCTACGTGCTGGTCTCGACCGGGCTGGTGCCGATGTCGACGCTGCTGCAGGCCGAGAGCGAGCAGCTCGGTCAGGTCGACCGCTCGGTGATCTCGCTGTTCCTTGCCGAGAGCACCAAATTCGGCGACCGCGCCGGCTGGTCGGTGATGATGAACCCGTCGACCAACCGGGCGATCTGCAACATCCCGCAGGGCCACTCGAACGGCTACACCCAGATGGTGCGCCACATGCCGCGCCCGGTGTGGAGCCAGTGGCAGGACTTGCCGTCGCGCTGCTGGGGCTGGGTCAACCCGTTCCTCTACTTCGGCGACGACAGCGGCAACGTCTACCAGATGCACCCGCAGTTCCTGAATGACGACGGCCAGCCGATCAAGGTCGACGTGCAGGCGGCGTGGTCGATGTTCAAGTCGCCGACCATCAAGCACTTCAAGATGCTGCGCACCTACACGATCACCGACGCCTCGCTGAAGCCCTTCGTCGACCTCAAGGTGGACTACGACAACAAGCCGCCCGACATGCAGCCCGACATCACCATCGCCACCATCGGCGCGCACTGGGATCTCGCCACCTGGGATGTCGACTACTGGGCCACCGGCCCGCAGCCGATCGCGCACTGGAACGGCGTCGGCACGCTCGGCCGCGTCGGTGCCGTGCGGCTCACCGCGCTGCTGCTCAACTGCGAGTTTTCGATTACCGGCTGGGACGTGATCTATGAGCCGGGGGCGGCGATATGAGACACTCCTTCGCCCCCTTCGGCATCGACGAGGCGATGGCGCTGAGCGCGTCGCTCGGCATCGACTACAGCCGCACCGATTTCAACACGCCGCGCTGGCTGTGCATCTCGGCGCGCGACAGCGACGAGGTGCTCGTCGGCGTCGCCTGCTTCGAGTTCAAGACGTGGTTCGACGCCTATTTCTCGATCGCCATCCGCGACTGGCGCTGCCTCTCCAGGCGCGTCATGCGGGCCGCGTTCAAGGCGGTGTTCTCCCAGGCAGTGCGCGTCAGCGCCGAGATCGAGCCGACCAACGAGCGGGCTCTGCAGCAGGCGCTGCTGATGGGGTTCGAGGTCGAGGGCTTCAAGCGGTTCGCCATAGAGGGCCGCAGGGACGCCCTGACGCTCGGGATGACCGCTGACACCTGCCGCTTCCTCCGTGCTCGCCATCGGCCCGCTGTGGCCACAATGGAAGGCGTTTCCGATGGGCTCCACACCCGCAGCTCCTAACCCCTATCAAGCAGCCGGGGCCCAGCAGGGGGCCGACATCGGCACCGCGCAGGCGTCGTCGATCGTCAACAACGCCAACCAGTACACGCCCTGGGGCTCGCGCACCTACCAGCAGGCCGGCTGGGAGACCATCACCGGGGCTGACGGCAAGCAGATCAAGGTGCCGCGCTACAACGAGACCACCAAGCTGTCGCCCGACCAGATGAAGCTGCTCGGGCTGCAGACCCAGTCGCAGTACAACCTCGGCAACACCGCCGTCGAGCAGAGCGCCAAGCTGCGCCAGCACCTCGGCAAGGGCGTCGACACGTCGGGCATGCAGGCGTGGGCGAAGGGCCCCGCGCCGGGGCAGGTGCGCCAGGACGCCGGCCCGACCGACCGCAGGGCAATCGAGGCGGCGATGATGGGGCGTTTCAACGAGGACTTCGCCAAGTCCTCGGCGGCCGAGGAGGCGCAGCTCGCGGCGCGCGGCATGGCCCCCGGCTCGGCCCAGTGGGGCAGCGTGCAGGATACCCAGAACCGGGCCCGCACCGACGCCAACCGGCAAGCCTATCTCGCCAGTGGCGAGGAGAGCCGGGCCGCGCAGAACGCCTACAACCAAGCCGGCCTGCAGCGCTACCAGATGGGGCAGGACTATTCCGGCTCGCTCAACAACATGCGCCAGGGCCAGTTGCAGGAGCGGCTGGCGCTGCGCAACCAGCCGATCAACGAGATCACCGCCCTGATGGGCGGATCCCAGGTCACCAACCCGCAGTTCCAGCCGTTCAGCCGGCAGGGCATCCAAGGGCCCAACCTCTCTGGCAACATCTACAATTCGAACGCCATCGCCCAGCAGCAAGCGGCGGCAAAGAACCAAGGTTTTTTCAATCTGGGCGGGGCCGCGCTGAGCGGCGTGCTCGGCTTCCTCTGAGGAGATCAATATGGGCTCATCCTCTGGCAGCGATCCGTTCCCCGCTCCGACCATGCCGGAAAATCCGCCGACCGGGTTCGAGCCGGTGCCGCAGACGCAGTTGCAGCCGCCGGTCCAGTACCCCGAGTTTCTGCCGAGCCAGCCGGGCGCGATGGCCACTGGCCTGACGCCCGCGCACTTCGCAGCGATTGCGGGGATGAACGCCCCGCCGCCAGCCTCCTCCGGCGGCGGGGCGGCAATGCCCCCCGGACCCGGCGCGGCGATGGACCCCGAGGCGCAGCGCGCCGCGCTCGCCAAGGTGATCGCCGAGATGAACGCGGCCGACCCGACCAAGCGCCTCTGGATGCCCGACGATCCGATGCTGGAGCGCGTCATGCGCGGCCCGGCTGGCGGCGGTGGCAACAACCCCGGCTACACGACTAGCGGCCGGTTCAGCGGCGGCGCGACGTCGAGCGCGTCGAGCCCGATGGGCGGCGGCCTGCAGCGGGGAGGAGGTCTCTGGTAGATGGCCAGCTCCTCGCCATATCGCCTGTACGGCGGCGCGACGAGGCCGGATGCGATCAGCGGGCTCGCCGATCCGTTCGAGCAGGCGCTCAACGCCCTCTATTACGCGGCACCGCCCGAGGTGCAGCGCGAGCTGGGGCTCAACTCGGCCTTCCGCGACATCGAGACCCAGCGCAAGCTCTGGAACGCATCCGACAAGAGCGGCAAGCGGGCCGCCGCGCCGGGCAGGTCCAAGCACAATTTCGGGGAGGCCGCCGACCTGTTCGGCTTCGGCCTGACCAAGGACCGGGTCAGCCAGCAGACCATCGACTGGGTGCATCAGAACGCCGGCAAGCACGGCCTCGGCTTCCCGATGGACTACGAGCCGTGGCACATCCAGTTGCTGGCCGGGCAGCAGGCTGTCGAGATGAAGGCGGCCGGCTACAGCGACGACCAGATCCGGCAGGCCTTCCTCAGCACGCTCGCCGGCCCCGAGAGTGGCGGTGCCTACGACGTCATGTATGGCGGCAAGAAGTTCTCCGACTTCTCGCGTCACCCGCACCAGGCGCAGACCGTCGGCGACATCACCAGCGACGTCGCCGGTAAGTATCAGTTCAAGGGCTCGACGTGGGACGAGCTGGCCGGCAAATACGGCTACAAGGACTTCTCGCCGGCCAACCAAGACGCTGCCGCATGGCAGTACGCCAGCGATGTCTACAAGCTGAAAACCGGCGGCGACCTGTTCGAGGCGCTGAAGTCGAACGACCCGGCCCGGCTCAACGCTGCCGCGCAGGTGCTCAACAAGACCTGGACGTCGCTGCCGGGTGGCGGCGAGCAGTCGAGGGGCTACGGCACCAGCACCTTCGCCGACGCCTACCAGAAGGCGCTGGGCGGGGCCGCAGGAGGCTCAGGAGGCTCAGGGAACGGCCTCGGCATGGCGGCGGCCTCTGGTGCCGCCGGTGGCCTCGGAGGCGCTGGAGCAGCCGCTGCGCTGCCCAAGACGGCCAGCCCGTTCAAGCTCCTCGGTGAGAAGCTCGGCGAGGGCCTCGCCGGCATGGGCGGTGGTGGTGCCGGCGGGTTCCAGATGCCGCAGCAGCAGCCGCAGCCGGCCCCCGCCCGCGTCGACCAGCCGGCGGTGTCGCTGCTCGACCCGCAGCAGGCCGAAAGCCGCCGGGCGATGCTCGCGCAGGCGCTGGCGCGTCTCAACCAGGGGAGCCTCGTCTGATGGCCAACTTCCACCCCAAGTCTGCAGCCGAGCTGGCCGGTGGTGCCGGCGCTGGCGCGATCGGCCGGGGCGTCATCCGGCCGCCGGTCGAGGTGCCGCCGCCGGCACCGGCACCGGCCTCGACCGAGGAGGCGCTCACCCTCGACGCGCTGATGGCGCGCCAGAAGATGCTCGCCGCCCAGCAGGGTGGCATCCAGCAGATGCCGGTGACCAACATTCCCCAGGGCATGGGCCAGCTCGCCTGGACGTTGGTCACCGGCCTGCAGCAGCGCCGCGCCGAGAAGGAGCTTGCCGCCGGCAACGCCGACATCGCCGGGGCCTTCGGCAAGATGGACCCGACGACCGGCGCGCTGCCGAGCGATGCCTTGGCGACGATCATGCAGCGCAATCCCGACCTCGGCGCGCAGCTCTACGCTGCCGCGATGCAGGCGCGCGCGGCGGCGGCCAAGCAGGAACGCTGGGAACCCGTCCCGACGCCGCAGGGCGAGACCGGCCAGTGGTATCGAGACGCGGTCACGGGCAAGACGCAGAAGGTCGGCGGCAGCAGCGAAGGCGGAGGCGGCACCTACAAGGTCTCCGACATCGCCGGCCTGCGCAAGGAGATCACCAAC